TACAAAGCACACTATCCGAATCAACACACCACACAGGTACTTGGTCCTCGAACAGTTTTACAACTTGTCGGAATCTGTCACAAACCCAAAATCCTTTTTTTGATTTTAGGTTTTCTGTGTATTCTGATAGAGTTGGTTCTGTGGAACACTCCACACCATTTTTTTTACACCACTCTACATCCTGGTCCACGCCATCGTAAATGTGTATCCTTATATTGGCCCATGGAGCGTGTCGTCTAACACTCATTATAAAAATCTTGGTCCATTTGTTAAAAAAGATTGTATCGGAAGCGCAAAAGAATCCTTTTTTATTTGTCTTATACAACATATACTTTTACACCAATCTTAAATTTGTCTTTTGGTTGATTAATTTCATTGTCCACTCTTTCTCGAGATCCCAGTTGTGCTTACGCTTCTTATCGCGAGATGTTTTTGGGTCACCGGTTTTATCATCATGATAAAAGGTAAAGGATTTTTTGAAGTCAAATCCATAGAGATTAAGTACCGATGGGTTGGCTTCTACACACATATAGAATGCAGTGGCTCCGGTAGAAGGCCATGTTTTGTGTCTGGTATAACCTATTTGTTTTTTCAAAAAATCAAATTTTTCTTTTGGAAAAAAGTAATCTGTTTTTATGGATGGAGTAAAGTTTTGTCTTTCTTCCTCCGTCATAAAACAGGGATTGTAACAGTGACCTGTGTGTATCTTTATTACTTCGTTAGGTAATTTATCATTTGCTGTGGCCCATTCTGGCATACTGAAGAACAACACATCTGTTTTGTGACCATGGCTTCCTGTACCACACAGGTTTGGCCCTAAATTAATTCTACAAACAATGTCATGACTATCTATGTCTGTGCCCTTGTGTTGAGACAGCAAAGATTGGGCATTCCCTACTAATGCTACTGTTTTATTTTTAAACATAGATTCTAAAATAAATGACATGTGGATATTTAAGTTTAAATACTTTTGTTATGAATTTCTCAAAAACTTATATAGATTCTGTTGAAATTGGAACCAACTATCATGCGACTCATCCCAAATGGACAGGTCTAGGCACAGCTCAATACCAAAAACAGATAGAAGTATTACGTGATAGGTATGGTGTACGTACGGCTCTAGATTTTGGCTGTGGCAAAGGACAGCAGTACTCAGAACAGCATTTTGATAAACAGGTCGGTATCGAAGTCACACAATATGATCCATGTATTCATGGTTTAGATAAATGGCCTGAAGGCAAATGGGATATGGTATGGGCCTTCGATTGCCTGCCCATGGTCCCCCGGAAAGATTTACCTTGGTTATATGGAGAGATGCGTTCGTGGGCCAGCCATGTCATACTTGTTGCCGCACAATTAGGAAGACCCCCAAAGATGAGTAAGCAGAAAGCATACTCCGATGTTGATATATCAAAAAAATGGCAGGACATGTGGTGCGGGGGAGTAGAAAAATGGACAGCGCCAAAGTTTCATTTGATTAACAACTTTGAAGAAGTGGGCCATCCCCCTTCTCTTTAAAATTACACTTTTAAAAAAACTACTTCTTTTTTACGAGAGCGTCCGTATTCTTTGTAGCCGAGAGAACTTAGGTATGATATAATTTGTTTTCCTCTTTGCCTTTGAGATTCGTTCTTGTGTTCTATCTCAACGTTCAGCACACAATCGTTTTCGATTAATGTTTGTTCTGCCCCTAGCAGTATATCGTACTCACTGCCTTGCGTGTCTATCTTGATCAGTCCCACATCCTTGTAACCGTAATCGTCTAATCTTTTTATCTGTAACTGACTCTCCTCCACTTGTTCCTCGAATACCTGGTCTCTGAAGAAACTGTGTCCACCTGACGTGGTCAATGATTTGTAGAAAGTCTTTGTTTCTTCCTTTGATCCCAGACCTACCTTGTGCAACACATAGTTCTGTTTGTCTGAAAGGTTGGTCTCCAAGCACTCAATGTTGGAGGCGTCTGGCTCAAAGATTATCACGTTCTCGAATCTGTCACAGAAATCTCTGCTCCAGAATCCTATGTTGCCGCCTATGTCTATCGCTGTCTTGAAATTCTTAACTTGGTGTATTGCATACTCCCTCTGAAGTCTCTGGTAGGTTACCTCATTGTTTGTCTTCATCCACTCTTCGTAGTGTTGATCGTAATCTGGTAAAAACCAATCATGTACTTTACGCATAAGGATATTTAAAGATATTTCTCTAGTCGGAAACCTTTTGAGTCATAACACTCCACGTATTCTGAATTGTTTGAATATCTAACGGTACCTTGTCCTCGCACCACATCATAGTCACTGTATGCGAATGCTTTCTTTATGGTGACATCGATGTACTGTCCGTTACCAACTCCCAAAGTCAAGAAGGTAACATACCTGCCTTTGTCTCCACGAAACACCCTGCCGTTGGCTATCATTCCCGCGAATTCGACCTTGTCAAGGTACAGTTCTTTCACGTACATTCCCGGCATGAACTCGTCATGGCTCCACCAACCGTACTTCCTGTATTGGAACTCTGGAGTGTCCCACTTGTCGGATTTGCTTGGTGTGACTACTTCTATGCCAACACGTTTTGCTTCTGTCCTGTACACCCAACGTTTGTATGATCCTTGGCAGTGTTTAAGACAAGACCGCCAGAATTTTTCTTTGTTGTGTGCTTTCTGGTATGCCAGTGCCCAAATCAGTCTGCCCAGGTTCACAGCGTGTGCCCTGCACAGGCCAAACCCAGATAATGACTGTAGCATTGTTATGATCTCGTCCTTGCGTGGATGGTCTCCGAGCCTTGATATGAATTCCATGATCCTTTCCTCGTTCTTCTTTGCGAATGCACGCCTGTACATGTCTGCCTCGTACTTGTCTATGCCCAGCACTTCTGATATCCTGTCTATGGCGTCGTCCTCGTACACTATCGTGTCGCTCATACGTTCCCGGCTCCAGTCATGGAACATGGTGGCTTTCTTACGACCGGACACCGCCACGGGTCTGATCAGTGCTGTGCCAAACACACAGTCCTTAACGCTCTTTGGTTTGATTGCCCTGAACAGTCTCCGCATGGCAGGACTCTCTGCTTGTGTCACTCCCAGCACGTCGCCTCTGCACAAAAGTTCCGAAGTAGCGGAATCCTCTTCTGGATAATCTGTCAGTTTCCTCGTGGGGTCTATCTCTATGAGTTGCGACAAACCACGATTGGCTAAAATATCCACCTTGAGGTGTTCCAGGTCCTCCACTTCGTTCTTGTCTAGTAGTATTTGGTTTTCCGCCGTGAACAGGCTCTTTGGTAGTTGTCTTTGAAACATCAGTATTCCTCCGCAGTGTTTTGATATGCATCTCTTCTTGCCTTTCAGTTTGTTCTCGATCCTCCGGGCCTCCTTGACATCAATGCCCAATGAATCGTATGTGAACCTGCGGGGTAGGTTGCCCTTGACTCCAAGTCGCTTGGCCGCTTCACGTCGTGCTGACTTATCCTTGTAGAGCACGTAGTTGGATATCCTAGCACTGCGTCCTGGCCACTTCTTGAAGATCCTCTTCATTACTTCTTCCTGTTTGTGGTGGGGAAAATCTATGTCCACATCGGGAAGGTCGTCCCTGTTTGGGTTGAGGAATCTAGCCACTGGTATGTCCCACTCCACTGGGTCCACATCCGTTATGCCCAATAGGTAACAGACCAATGACGAACCGGCCGAACCACGTGTCATGTGTGGTATGTCTCGGGTCATTGCTATGATGTCACATATTTGTATGAAGTAGTCTACGAAACGTAGTTGAAGGATGATGCGAGTCTCCTCGGCTAGCCTATGCGTGTATTCTTCTGTGCCTGGACATTGCCTGATGAATCTATCGTACAGCCTTGTTATGTCGTTCAGTTCCTTGTCTTTCATTTGCCTATGCTTTTAAGTTTGCCTGTTATTGCCTTGAGCAGGAATATTTATCTGCGCAGATTATGAAGCAGAAACTTTTTGACGTAATTTATTTTTTGGAATCGAGATATCTCTTTTGTCGCATGCGGCACTGATCACACATGTGTCACACAACGGGGATCTCGATTTACAAACCAACTTGGCGTGAGTAATTAGATACATATGAGCACCATACTTGTATTTGCTTGGTGTAGTGTTGTTAACGGTTATAGATGCCTTTCCTTCATTGAGGCTGTCTGCCCAACCCAATCTCCATAACATTCTAAACACGTGTGTGTCGACTGCTATGTGTGGTTCACCAAAAACAAATCTCATCACTATGTCAGAACTTTTTCTGCCAACACCCGGCAATGTCATTAGTTCTTTCTGTGTGCTTGGCACACGTCCGTTAAATTTCTCTAAGAGTATCTTACTCGTCGCAAGGATGTTTTTAGACTTGGCGTTAAATAGGCCCGCAGGTTTAATTGCCTCTATGATTTCCTCTTGTGACAGTTTCAACATCTCCTCTGGTGTGCTGGCAAGTGCAAACAGTTGTCTACAAGCAATTGCCGTCCTCTTGTCTTGAGACTGTGCAGACAACATCACACCTATGAGACTGGTGTATGCCTTGGAATATATCTTTGCTTTGGGTTTCTTGTTCGAGTATTCTGGATAAAGAGAACTTAACTTCTCGTAGATGTATTCAATGTCATTACTGTTCTTCATCTGAGTGCAGTTCGTTTAAGAGTTGCCTCAGTTTGCCGCCTTCGACTGTGGCTTTTACTTTTCCTATAGTATCACCTTTTGTTGGATCAGGCACTTCTGTTCTTGCGTCTGTTGGTGTGCCACTACCTGTAACTTTGGATGTCTTTTTTAGGTTATCGTATATTGTACTTCTCTGTTTGTCAAACTGTTTGTATTCAGGATCATCCGCCAAGTCTCTGATACGCAGGCTGTCAACGTCGAACTCCAGGTCTACTTTCTGTCCAACACCAGAACTTGATCTTGTTTTCATGAATTGTATCTGATACCTGCCACGTTCTTTCATCGCCCTCGATGTGAATATACCTATCACGTTGTCAGCAGTCTGTATCTTGGATAGTCCGCCTGAGATGTGACTGTGATCAAACTCTATCTCTTCAACTGATGCCCTGTTCAACTGTGACGCTGTCGCTAACACACACTGTTTCTCCACGACCAAGTTCCTCAGTTCTTCAGACACATACTTGTCCTTGATGAATAGATCCGCCGGCGATATCTTCTTGCTCTTTGGCATCATGAGATCCAAATAGTCTATCAGTATGCAGTCTATTTTCTTTTTGTTCTTGAGTTCTAGTTCCTTCAGATACGTCCTCACATCCAACACATTACTACCACTTGGCAAGTATTTGATCTGCAAGTTTCCTGATTTCTTTGCCAACATCTTGACTTTCATCTCCACATTCTCTATCTCAGGAAACACTTTCTTGGTTGGAATATTTGTCATCATTGCATCCAATCTCATTGCTGTAAGTTGCTCAGATAATTCAAATGATATGTAACAAACGTTCAGACCAGCCAGTGCCCAATTGACCGCAAGATTCTGCAAGAACAAACTCTTACCTGCGCCTGATCCACCTGCAAAGATGTTTAGTTCTCCACGGTTGAAACCGCCAAACAGTTTCTTGTCTAGGTTCTGCCAGCCTGTGCTGATCTGTCCGTTGTTTGCCTTGAGTGCCTCAAGTCTTCCCTTGGGATCCTCAAAGTAGTCTGTACCGAGATCACGTGTCAGTCCAACGTTGACAGCGTCCTTGACCATGTCCTCAACAGGAGCATAGTCGCCCTTCTCCAACATGTCTGCTGACTGAAGTATTGCACGTTCTAGTGCTTTGTGTCTCGAGAATGTTTCAAATTCATCCAACAACCAATTGAAATGGCTTGGGTCTAAATCTTTCGCTGACTTCAACTTGATGTCGTGTTTTGCGTTGACTTGTTCAACATCTGGCATCACTTTGTATTCGTCCATGTAGTCTTTGACAAACTTGGCTATTGGTTGTAGTTTCCTGTCAAACGATTCTGGATTGAATATGTTCTGTGCCCTAGCGAATGACTCAGCATCTGCCAGTAGCATTTCTATATAAAGTTTTTGTACGTCAAAAGTGTATTCAGCCATTTCTTACTCCGCACTTTATTTTACAACATTCGTGAGCAGATGTAAATTGTTTTGTTGAGTCAAAGAAATCTTTTACCTCGGTCCATTCTAAGATATCTTCTAATGTGTTGTCTTTGATATTAAACGGTCTTTTTAACTTTGGAGAGAAAACACTTTTATATTTGTAATGATAACTTGCCATCCAACAACAAGGATAAAAATCTCCTTCGGCGTCTATGTACAAACTATTACCAGGCACGCCATTTCTTAAACACCTAGGAGACATTGATGTGGTAAAGTTTGGATTTATTAAAATCTCTTCTGACTGTTTGTATCCTTCGTCGACGAATTCCCTGTCTGGCATGAGGTCTTTTTTCCCCAACCATCTATCGCTGTATTCCAGTTTAAAAAGATCAAAGCCTATTTTTTTCGATAATGCTTCCGCGTGTTTGATTTGGTGTTGATTGTGTTTAAAGACAATGAACTTCCAATGTATTTTACATTTGCGTGTTTGTAATACCCTAACAGCATCCATGATTGATTTCCATTTTGCGTTGATCCTGTATATGTGATTCGTGTCTTCTAGACCGTCTATTGAGAAAACGATTGTGTC